ACCAGTTTTTAATGTATTCGCTGCAATTTCATTAGCTTGAGAAGTTGTAATTCCTACTTTTGCAGTGTTATCAGCTATCTCTTGTACAGTAGTAGCATCTAAGTTTACAGTAACAGTACCAGATTGTCCAGTACCTCCGTCAGTATCTGTAATAGATATGCTAGTTCCCCCTAATACACCAGTGATATCACCGTCAGCGTTAGAAGTTCCTACAGCTACCCAGTCAGTACCATCATGATACTTAAGTTGATTAGTGGTCGAATTAAAGTATAATTCACCTTTTGTACCAGACGATGCTGCAGGTTCTACAGCTGCTAAAGAAATTACAGCTCCTTGAAGTTCATTCTGGTTCAAGTTTATGTTAGTTAAAAAATTCATTTTGTTTTATTTTAGTTATTATTAATTAATTAATTTAGATATGCAATTCCTCCAAATTCTGCAGTAAAACTAACAGTAAGAGTATTGATATCAATATAGTCTACTTCACCTTGTACCTTCGAGTTATAATTGTCGACAATACTTACCGAAGGGAATTTCTGTAGATTATGACATATAGTCCATGTCGATAAGGACTGTATTTGAGTATGCATATAGTGTTTGTCCACATTATTTGGAGCTGATACTGGGTCTCCATAAGGATAAATATAATTATCAGAAGCTCCGTCAAGTAATACATACTCTTCTTCTTCATTTCCATCTATATTATGTACATGTAGTTTTCCCATGTCTACTCTTCCTTGTACGATACCATTTTCTTGAGAAGGGGTCAATACATCAACTTCTGTAGAAGGGCTGTTAGAAGCATCGTAAATAGCATTAGGGACTTCGTATGATACTTCATATATCTCATATTTCCAGTAACCAGCTGGAATTAAGTTAATTTGTGATAAATGAGTATCAGATGTTCTATTATAATCTACTTCCATAGAAGTAAATCTAGATTTAACTACTACATTTTTACCATATGCATATAGTATTTTACCAGAGAATTCTGACGTAAATTTAATCAGAAATCTTAGTTGGTCTGTAGGTACATCAGTATTAAATCTACTTTCTTGAGTAGTACCTATAAGTTTTAAAGTGTTCGTTAGTGTATAGTGTATCATATTATTTAATAGAAAAAATTATATATTGTTTTGATTTAAGAATAAAAAAAGAGGAGCAATTAAGCTCCCCTCTTTACAAAGAAAATATGAAAAACACTATTACGAAACAGTTACCGTAAAGTCTGTATTATCAAATGGTACAGAAGTATAAGGAGCTACTAAGACCATAGGGTCAGCTTCTTGTCCGTCCATTGTAAAATCATAACCAGACATATCACCTAGTCCAACTCCAGAAGAAGCTGTACCAGAATTTAATTCTAATCCGTTATTACGTCCTAAACATAATATTTGATTTTTTCCGTTATCTTGTGCATTTAACTCAGCAAAAACTAAAAGTCTTTGAGAAGCTAAAAGTTTAATTTCATTTTGGTCTTCCTTAGTAAGTTTATGAAGTTTCATATTTACTGAAGGAGTATAGTATATGCTACCGTTTTCAGTCGAACCAACAATAGTTTCCGTAACTGAAGCTAATCCTCTTCTAAACTCATATTTAAATAAGTCTGCAGGATTTAAGTCAAAATCAGTTACTTCACCATTAGATACAACTAAAGTCGCAGCACTTAAAGGAGCTAAGTAAATAGCTTTAACACCACCAGTAGAAGTTCTACAGTCGATGCTTCGTCCTCTTGTTAATGCAGTACATGACATAGTTTTATTTTTTTTATAGTTAGTAAATAAAAGGGAGGAGGTTAGTCCCCCCTTTCTGATTATTTGTTATTAGCTTAAGTGAACGATTTCAGAACCGATACCGATTTGAGTTCCTGCAGTATATTTACAGATTACTCTAATGTTATCAGAACCATCGATGTCAGCCATATCTAGCATCTTAAGTGATGACTGGTCTCCTACTAAATCAGTCCCAAAGAATAAATTACTTCTTCTTGCAGCAACTAATTGGTCGTTAGGCATTCCATCAACTACACATAATTTGATACCTTCAAATACTGGAGTATAGTCAGCTGACATATTAAATCTGTCAATATAACCTAGCTCAGACATTTTGTGTATGTAGTTTCTGTAGTGCTTTTGGTTAAGGAAGATACATAGGTCTTCTTTACCTAAAACAGTAGAAGGAATAGCGTCAGCACAAGCTGATAATTCATCTACGATAGTAGCTGCAGTGATTGAACCACCTTTAGCAACTGCGATAACGTTACCGTCTTGAGCAAAAGCTCCAGTTGAAGCTGTTAAGAAACCTTCGAATTCACCACCGTTAGCGTCAGCTCCAGTCCAGATATTGTTCTCAGTGCTTTCAGCAATAGCGTCAGCTAAGTAAGACATAACAAAAGCATGAAATTCTGGAGTATTTCTGTTGTTTGCTCCAGCTCCCATTTGATTGCTTTCCCATGCTGATAATAAATCTTGTTTACATAATTGTAAATTCAATTTTAAATTCTTTGGAGTAATTACTTTTTCTGATAAAGTAAGTGTTCCAGTTGGAGTAAAATCACAGCTTTCGTCTTGTACGAAGTCAGCTCCTACTAGAGACTTAACGATTGCTTTATATTTTACGTTATCCATAATTGTAAGTTCATTTAGAGACTTACTTTCTTTCATCGCAGCTGCGATATACATTCCAGCATCTTTACCTACAAATGATGAATTGATTGTTGTTGTTGTAGCCATAGTTTTTAATTTTTTTTAAAGTTATTATTTAGTTAAGTTATATAAAAATCTCTCTTGTCTTGTCATTCTTGACAATTCTTTAGAAGATAATATTTTTGTTTCTTTTGCAAATTTGTTAGTGTTAACTGGAGTAGTAGCACTTTCCTCTAATTGAGATTTTAAGTCTACATTTTCAGCTTTTAAAGTTTCAATTTCACTCTTAAGAGCTACGATTGAAGCATTTATTTCACTTAAAAATTCGTCTTTGTTGAATTCTACTTTTTCAGTAGTAGTAGTAGTAATAGTTTTAGGTGAAGCAACTACTGGAGCAACCTCTTCTTCAACTACTTCTTCTAGTACTTCTTCTTCAGCAATTTCTTCGTCTAGTTCAGTCTCTAGCTCAGCTTCTGGAGTTTCTACTTCTTCTGATAACTCTGGAGCTACTTCTTCAGTAACTTCTTCGTCTTCAGCTGGAGCTTCTCCTTCTACTAAACTTTCAACTATACCTTCTTCAGCCACTACAAAAGATAAGTTATCCTCAGTCTGATATTCACCTACTGGAAGTGCTATAGTAGTTCCGTCCTCAGTAAGAACGTTTACTAATGAACCTTCAGCTAGAACGTCATCTTCAGAAACTATAATAGTACCATCTACGAGCTTAGCTTGAAAAGAAAGATTAGTTGTTTCTTCAGAAACCTCTTCTTTTTTATCTAGTCCTAGAGCTACTAAAATTTGATTTTTTAAATCCATAGTATATAGTTTTTTAGTTAATAATTAGTGTTAGTTATAAATAGAATTAATTTCTATCCGTTTGATTTTCAAAAATTAAAGAATGTAAAGCTTCTAATATTTGGTCATTAGTTGGATTAGATTGTGCTGACATATTTTGCATTTTGTTCACAAAAAATCCCTCTATACTTAGACCTTTAAGTTCTCCAGATTTAATCTTTTTCCACATGTCATCGTTAAGTATTTCCATCTTAACAAACCATGTCCCATCTGGGAGGTCGTAGCCATACATTTTTGACTTATCTTGGTCACCTTCTTTTATCCAACTTTCTACAGTGTATACATCTAAAACGTCTTCTTCATGCTGATATGTAGCATTGTTATTATTGTTATGTTTTAAGTATAAAGCTGCAGCTTGTTTAACAGTTTCTTTAGAAAAATATACATAATACTCGCTATCTGTATTAGCATCATATCTAAATATTTGTTTATTAGGAATTAAAGCTGGTGAAACTAGACATCTTTGCTCTTCGTCTATCTTAGCTAGAGTTAAATTCATTTTCTTATCGTCATTAAAAAAAACAAAATTTTCTTCTATAGCTGGAGTAGTAACTAGAGAAATAGCTGAGATAGTTAAATCTAAGTTATCTTCTGCAATTACTAGCTCTATGATTGATGTTGATTTTCCTTTTTCCATATTATTTAATAGAAGTTTTTTATTTGTATTTGATTTTAACGATTGCAAATATACAAAAAATAATTTACATGACCAAACATATCTAGTATTTTTTTCTTATAGTTTAATTTTGATACTATTAGGACTAGGTTAAAGTTCTAAAGGTCTCAATTTTTTAAACTTTCATTATACTTATTATTAGTATTATATATATATATATTATTAATATATTAGTAGTATATACTGACAGTTTAATTTTGAGACTATTAGGAATTACTAGAGAAGCCCTATAGTTTAATTTTGAGACTATTAGAGAGTAGCTCTTTCTCTAATTTTACTTAATCCGTCTTGACTATCAGTTATTTCATCAGTAACTACATAAGCTTTTAATGGAGCTTGTTCTTCTCCTTTACCTAAAGCAAAGTTACCAGATAACATAGCTGGAGCTGGAGCTTGAGCTTGTACACCACCTACAGAACCTCCACTATCACCAGTAGGAAGCTTAGTAGATAATATATTCTTAACATTTGCTAGACCACCAGCTAATACAGTACCTGCAGCTACAAATTTTAAAGCTGTAGAAGGAATAGTCTTATCTTTCATTACTTCAGATACACCTTGATAAGTATTAATTAATGTCTGAGCTACTGCTAATTGTTTATTCTCATTTGCTAATTTACCTACAGCTCCTGCAAAATTAGATATGATATTTAACTTTTGATTTTCAGTTAACTCTACTACTTTTGTAGTTTTCTTAGCGTTATCTCTTACTAAAGCTTGATATCTATTTTCTGCAGCTTCTCTAAGTTTTAATTTTTGCTCTTCAGTTATTTTCATATTCTCTATCTCTCTTAACTGCATATCTCTCTGGATTTCTAACTGTTTTGCAGCTCTTTCTTTTTCATCTTCAATTAATAACAAAGTAGTCTCATTTTCTAGAGCTAATAACTTATCTTGAAAGGATTTAGTTTGTTCTATTATTAAATCTTGTTCAGCTTTTAAATTATCAGCTTTTAATTTTTCAGCATCAGCTTTATCTTTTGCAATTTGTTTATCTGCAGCTTCTTGTTCTCTTACTAATGCTATCTCTTCAGATTTCATTCTTTTTCTTTCACTAAAGTTACTTCTTTTAATTCTAAATACCTCAGCTTCTAATCTAGCTTCTTCGTCTAGATTTTCTTTACTAGATTTATTATATGAATTTTCTTCCTTTCTAAATCTTAATTTTTCTTCAGCAACATGTAAATCTTTTTCTAATTGCATAGCTGCAAGTTCATTAGCTTTCCTCATAAATTCTAATCTTTCTTCTGTATCAAAATTTTCTATATCTCTAGCTTTTAATCTTAATTCCATCATTTCAGCTTCAGCTTTAGCTTTAGATACTTGAGCTTCTCTTTCAAATATTTGAAGAGCTAATCTATCTTGTTCTAATTTTTTAGCTTTAGCCATTTCTTCTCTTGTAGTTTCTCCGAATTCACCTATACCTTTTTTTACTTCTTTTAATCCTTCTTTAAATCCATCTAAGTCACCAGACATAAGCTTAAATAGTGATTTACCGACATTAGAGACGATATCAGTAATATTTCCTAATACAACACCTAATTGAGCTGAAATCTCTTTAAATTTACTAGCTCCAGCTTCACTATCTCTAAAATATTGAGTTAAAGAACCTATAGCAACTAAAAAAGCTCCTATTCCAGTAGATATTAATCCAGCTTTTATACTACCAAACATTAACTTAGATACTGGTATTATCTTCTGAAATCCAGTTTTAATACCATTTAGAGACATTCCAAATAAAGTAAAAGAACCAGCTGTATCTTTAGCTTCTTTGTTTAAGTCTTTTACGTTTTTTTTAGCTTCTTTAGTATTTTTTGCAAGTTTTTCGGTATCTTTTGCTACCTTACCGATTGTACTTTTTACTTCATAAGTGATAGTTTTCTTAGCCATTGTTTAATTTGTTGTTAAATTAGTGTTTAAATCATGTATTTGCTCTACTAAATTAATAGAAATACTCCATGTAACGTTTTTAGTAGCTCCTACTCCAGATAAAAAGTCTTGAACCATTACTACATATATTTCTCCAGTATCATAATCAGTAGTACCAGTATCTGAATTAGCTTGAGTACCGTCAGCTACTCCTAATCCTACGTTACCTATATTATCTACTAAAGGAGTATCTATAGTTAAATCTGATACATTTGCTACTCCAGAAGAGTTCTTAGTAACAGAACATTTAAATTCAGTTAGATATCTTTGTCCAGTACCTTCAGAAGAACCTATTACTGTACCTTTCATAAATCCTATAGAATTATTATGCATTGGAATACCGAAAATACCTTCTTTACCAGATAAAGTTAAGTAATTTAAAGCATCAGCTATTTTAGTATCTCCAGTAACATGGAAAGTAGTAGTCTGAGTTCTAAATTTAGATAATCCAGTAGTAGTAGTAGGTAGTCCATCGTCTTTAGAACCTCCTATAATAACTTCTCCAGTTCTAATAGCTTCTGCATTACTTCCAGATAAGATAGCTGCATTATTTACTCCATTTGCTACTGTATTATCATTTCCAGATATGAATATACTATCATTCTGTCCTTTAGCTTCATTATTGTTACCATTTATAGTAGCATTAGTTACTTTTGCATTAATTTTGTTTTTTATACCAGATAAATTATTACTATCTAGATTAAATTCTTTAGATAAATTAAAAGATGTATTATCTACTGAACATGTACCAGTAAATTTATTATATTTATATCCATAAGCTTCACATGAGATTTGATTAGGATTTACTTCATTAGTTCCATCTGTAAAGTATACTCTACCTACTCCGTCTATTCTTTCTGGTTTTATTTTAAATCCTTTTTTAAATTCCATTATGGTATTAGTATTAATTCGACCTTAGATATTCCATTTGGCTTATAGTCGATGTTATTCACTCTATATTCTCTATTTTTTAACATTATTTTATCATAAAATCTAAATGCAGCTATATCATTTGCTGATAATACAACTTCTGTAGTAACTACCTTAGTATCTACATGATATAATTCATCATAATAAGCTCCCCAGTATTCATTAAATAAATTTCTTACACCTCCATATCCTCCAAATATCATAGGACATGCTTTCCAGTTTAAATCTAAAGAACCTACATTCTGAGGAAAATCTGAGAAGTGAGAGAATTGTAAGTAAGTATATTTATTACTAAATGACATATTTCCATTCTGAGCTGGTGATGTATAAGGAAATCCTCCATTTATTCTACCATTATCATATAATATTCTAGGTAGATTTTCATATGAGCTTAATTCTGTATTATCTTCATTAGATTTATACATTACTGGAGTTATCATACTAGACTGTCCTTGTTTTATAGGTTTCATTAACGTAGGAGCAAATATTACAGTATCAATAGTTTGTTCTCCTCTTAAAATTGTTAAATTAGAAGCATCAAATGTTTCTGAACCATATAAATAAGGTTTATTATTAGTCTGAGGTATAGCATTAGTATAAACATTAGAAGCATGGTCATCTTCGTCACGAATATAAGTAAAATGAGACGTTTTAACGAGTTCTAAGCTCTTTATGGTATGTTGACCTCTATTTTCTTTCATAGTCCAGTCATGCGTCTTAATATCGCTATTATAGACAAATATATCGTTATATGGTTCTATGATAAATGACTTACTATCCATTGGATTAGGCATAGTAATTAAATTAAACATATTAAATAGTGATTTAATGAATTCCCATTGTTTAATATCTCCTCTAGCTGATTGTAATAAGCTTTCAGCATCTACTCCTATACTTGTTACATCAAATCCAACTCTATTAAAAAGCTGCTGCCAGATTGATACATCACCAGTAGTAACTTGACTAATATCATTTTGATGAGTATCTCCTTTACCTTGTAATTCTAATGTTTCTCCTGCATTTAATGTAACTGTATTTCCAAATGATACTAATTCAATACCTCCAGAACCAAAGAAGCTATTATTAGGTGATATAGCTGTAGTCATTTCATCAAATACCTCTTCTGTACCATCAGCTCTAGTTACTAAAGCTCTAGTAGTAATATTTCTAGTAGTGAAAGCGTCATCATTAAAGAATTGTAAAGATACTCCGTAAGTTACTTGTTGATTATTAGTAGTAGCTGTAAATATTCTGTTAGAAGTATCATAGAAGTCTGAATTATTAGGATTTAAAGGACTATTGATAAAAAAGTTTTTATATCCGTTACCTCCATGATTATTTTTATAATATACTCTCTGACCTCCTCTCCACTCTTGAGTAATTAACTTATCAACACCACTAGAAGCTCCATTTCCTTCACCAAAATTAAAATCCATGAATAGCTTAGTGAATTTATCTTGTTGCATGAAATTGCTTTCATATTTAAATCCTGCAGCATCAAATATTTTATCTACTAAGTATTTAACTTGTATAAATGGTCTAAAAGCATCTTCTAACCTACTCAAATTGAATGAGTTACCAGATACATCTAAAGAACCAGTATAATCTACAAAAGGATATTTTAATACTGGAGTAATTCCTAAGTCACCTCCACCATCATAAGCGAATGAAGTACCAGATAAATTATTAGTAAGCTCTAGTTCACCTATCCAACTATTTTCTATATTGTCTGAGTTATAATCATGTTCTAATTCACTTAAATCTAAATCAGAAAAAGCTCTTTCTTTTAATGTATCAGCTAGTGATATTACATCTGAATATAAATGTACATTGTATACTGGTTCGTCATCTACAAAAGATATATCATTTAATTTTAAAAATCCTTCAAATATTAATATACCATCTTCAGATATTTTAGCTTTTGTTTGTATTAGTGGATTAAATGTCTTAACTTTGTCTTTTACAGATACAGTTACATCATATAAATTAAAAAATACTTTATTATTATTCTTTGTAGCTGGTAGACTAAAGTCTTTTGAGTAAGATTGTACTTTTTCAGTAGCATTCTTAAAGTTATCTATACTTAATTTTAAAGGTATATCGTCATCTTTAAATAAATCTAACATTTCTTGACCATCATATATATCTGAATAACTAAATGTAGGAATAGCTAAACTTTCCATAATAGATACACTATCTATACTAGCATTCTTATTAGTAAAAGGTGAATACTGTATAATTAATACTTCTTCAGTAGATTGAGCTTCAAAAGTGATAGTATTACTACCAGCATTAGTAGAAAATGAAGTAAAATCACCTCCACCTAGTGTATCAGTTCTTCCTTGTACTCCTATTACAAATAATCCAGCATTAGCTGAAGAAGTAGTACAATTTATAGTTAAATCATATGATTTTAAAGGTACTAAGTTATAAATCTTCTGATATATACCAGAATGACAGTTAAATGTATTATTACTAAAGAATAGTACACCAGTCTGAGTATTTCCTAGTCCTTGTTGTATTTTTGTGTTACCAAATAGATTAGGAGGTTGTACATATGAGAAACCTCCTCCATTTGCAGTATTAAATCTCTTCCAGTTACCATTAGCAACGTCACTATCCATAGCATTTGAGCCAGTATCAGAAGTAGTATCGCTAAATGATGGGTCTAAGGGTACAGTCTGAAATAAAGAACCATCAGCTGCATGTTCATTCTGAATAGGAGTAGCTGTATAAGAATAACCGTCCTTATATTGAGGATATAGAGCTAATTGTATCATATTCTTTGAGTATTTGTATTTTTAGATTTTTCTATAGTAAAAGTATGTTGAATTAACTTATCATTAGCTTTAGTTTTTCTAGTTATACTATCTGAAGTTAATAATACTGGTTCTACATATTTATTTACTAATCCAGTTAAATCAGAAGCTTCATTTTCATGTATTATATAAACTTCTGGAGACATTACTAATTGTTCTAGATATATTCCTTCTTCTTCTGTAATATAATCTGTATTTATTGTTATACTTTCTTTACTAGATACGTTAAAGCTTCTTAGACCTCCGATTGAACCATTCATAGAGTACGATGTACTATTCCATGTACCAGAATGCTGAGTATAATTTTGTCTTTTGCTATTTATTGTTCTAGTTGATTTTTTATTAAAAGTATAGTAATCAAATACGCCATATTTATTAATCCATGCTAATCTAATTCCTTCATAACCTTTACAGTCATTATCAATTAATTCTATGTTGTATACTTTAGATATTTCGTTTCCAGCGTCATCATAAGCTTGTATATCATAGTTTGTAGTACCAGATGGTATAATATAATTTGCATTTTGTAAATTTGCAGGATATACACCAGCATATAATCTCTTATCATTTCTATTTTGTGAATTAGCTTGAGGACTAGACATAAATCTAGTAGATAAAGATATTCCGTTACCTTTAAATGATATTTTAATAAAAGATACTCTACTATCAGTACTTCCAGAAG